AGAAAGAACAAGACTAGGTATTAGATACCCAGAATTATTATCTTTTGTATCCAGTGCATTTGAACAAAGACTAACCAATATAGAAACAAGATTAACAGCTTTAGAAACATAAAGGAGATTAAATGGCACTAACAAGAATCACATCGGCAGGTATCTCAGACGGTGTTATTGACGTTGCTGATATTTCAGACAACACAATCACTGGTGCCAAACTTGCAAGTGATATTGCTATTAGTACAACAGGTACAATCACTACAAGTCAAGTTAATTTAGGTGATAGTGAAAGATTACGATTTGGTGCATCACAAGATTTACAAATTTATCACGATGGTTCTAATAGTTATGTAAGTGACCAAGGTACTGGTAGTTTATTCATACAAGCTACAGATTTAATTTTAGAAAATAGTGCAGGAACAAATTATCTTTATGGCAGTTCAGGTGGTACAGTAATTTTATATTATAATGGAACCGAAAAATTTAGGACAGCAAGTGGAGGTATTTCCGTAACAGGAACCGTAACTGCTACTGGAAATTTAACCTCATTAGGTATTGATGACAATGCTACTACAACATCATTAACTATTTCCTCTGACGGAAGAACTACTTTAGATGCAACAAATGAAAAACCATTAGTTGTTCATCATACAGATGGTGGTGAAGTTAAATTAGGATTTTCAAATAACGCAGGTAGTGCTTCTTATATGTCGCTTGATAGTAGTGATTTTACTTTTAATCAAGTTGGTAGTGAAACAATGCGTATCGACAGTTCTGGTAATGTCTTAGTGAGTACGACTGATACCTCATTATATAATAACAGTGGTGCGGGTAATGGTGGTATTATGTTAGCTAACACTACTGATGGTGGTAGAGTTGATATAGCTAGAGAAGGTGTAAATTTAATACACAACAGATTAGCTAGTGATGGAATTATAGAAGAATTTAAAAGAGATGGAACTACTGTAGGAAAAATAGATGCAAATTCATCTGGCATTTCTATTTATCTCGGTGGTACTGGTAGTGCTAACGCATTAGACGACTATGAAGAAGGTACTTGGACACCTACACTTAGTAATATGAATGTTTCTGGAACTTTTTCTTCTAGTGGTAGATATGTTAAAGTTGGAAGAATGGTTTTAGCTTATGGTAAATTTTCTGCAACAACTAGCATATCTTTTGATACAAGTGGATTATTGGGTGGATTACCATTTGCAGGGGCGGTAACAGACCAGGGAACCGTTACTTATGAAAGAAGAACATATAATAGTGCTGCTGGTGGTATAGGTATTGGAGATTTTATATCAAGTAGATTTTTTTTCAAAAGTAGTTTTGCTACTACATCATCAAACCAAGAAACAACTTTTACCGCTATGTATGAGGCAAACACATAAATAATAATAAAAAAGGAGAATCACAATGGCAATAACTTACGAATGGTCATTTCCTAACTTTGAGTGTGACAGCTCAAATGCAGTCAAAACAATACACTGGAGATATACTGGATCAGAAACAATCTCTGATACCACTTATACTGCTTCAATGTACGGTTCTTGCACAGGATCTGATATGAACTTTGATGATATGACAAAAGACAATGCGATTTCTTGTGTATTAGAAAACACTGATCAAACTGTTGAAAATATGCAAACATCTTTGTCAGCTCAGATCGAAGATCAAAAAGCACCTGCAACTGTTTCAAAGACTAAAGAGTTCTAAAAATCATATAAATAGTATGTATGAGTGAAATAAAAGTCAATAAGATCACACCTAGGACGGGCACCACTATTACTTTAGGGGATAGTGGTGATTCACTGTCTATTGCTTCTGGTGTAGCGCTCACCGATTTCACATCCACCGGTATAGACGATAACGCCACATCTACGGCGTTGACGATTGATAGTTCTGGTAATATAGGTATTGGTACAAGTAGTATCAATTCTAAGCTTGATGTTCGTGGAACAGGTGCGATAACATTAAATGTAGGTTCTACTGATGGAACAAGTGCAAGATTGACTTTAGATGCAACTAATGGTGATGCATCAGGTGGAGATTTTCCTCTTTTATTATCAGATGGTTCTGATTTATTAATAGAAGCCAATAATTCAACTAGTGATGCAGAAATAAGATTTCGAAATAATGGTTCCGATGCAATGCGAATTGATAGTTCTGGTAATGTCTTAGTTGGTCAATCAACAGTATCTACATCAAGTCCAGGCACCATTATTACACAAAGTGGAAAATCTTATCATATAGCTACATCGGATATAGCGCTTGCTTTAGATAGAAAAACCACTGATGGTGAGATACTTCAAATTAGAAAAGACCAAACAGTTTTAGGTGGTATTGGATCTAATGATGGAGATGTGTATATTTCTAGTAGTACGTCTGGACACAAAGGACTTCGTTTTGGTAATGGTGCAATAGTACCAACAAATACTTCTGGTGGAACAGATGATAATGCAACAACTTTAGGTGGTGCAACTCAAAGATTTGCAAACCTCTACTTAGGTGGTTCAGTCTATCTCGGTGGTACAGGTAGTGCCAATGCCTTAGATGATTATGAGGAAGGTAGCTTTACACCCACTTATTCCACTGAAGGTGGTGGTGAATCAATCACTTATGATGGTATTACATCTGGAAGTTATATAAAAGTAGGACAATTAGTTTTAATTACAGGTAATATTAGAACTAATGGTTGGTCTGGTGGGAGTAGTTATGTTTACTTGGGTGGTTTTCCTTTTACAGTAAATTCAGATGAAAATGCTAAAAGTTATATTGGTTTTGCAAGAGCAAATAATTTTACAGGCGAAAGTCCATTAAATGGTGAATGTGTAAATGGTGGCACTAAAGCATTTTTAAAATATAGAACAAGTGTTAGTGGTGACCACCAAAACACAGATGTTAGTGATATGAATACAGGAACAACTAAAAATGTTATTTACTTTACAGGAGTATATAGAACAAGTTAAGGAGAATATATATTAATATGGCATACGTAGGAAGACAACCCACAGTCGGAAGATATATCATCATTGATAGTCTAACAGATAGTTTTGACGGAAGCACTGTATCATTTACTCTCCAGAATAACGGAGAAAACATTGTACCTCAAGCAGAACAGAACTGTATTATTTCTCTTTCAGGTGTTGTTCAAGCACCTAATGATGCCTTCACTATTTCTGGTTCTACAATCACATTTGCTTCCGCACCAAGTTCTTCAGAGCCATTCTTTGGTATTGTTTTAGGTGATGTACTGAATATCGGTACACCAAGTGATGCATCGATAACTGCATCATCGTTAGGTTCAACGTTTGTATCTGAAAACAATGTCACATATAATGGTGATTTAACCATTTCAACCAATAAAAATGCAATGGTCGCTGGACCATTTAGTGTTACAGGAACATTGACTGTTCCTACAGGGAGTACGTTTGTAATCGTTTAATGAGTAAAATCGAAGTTAACGAAATCGTTCCACAATCAGGCACTACTTTAACGTTAGGTGGTAGTGGTGATACTTTAAGTATTGCATCTGGTGTGTCATCATCATTTCCTTCGTTAACTGTTTCAGGTGATTTGACAGTTGATACAAACACACTTTTTGTTGATAGTTCAAATAATCGTGTAGGCATTGGAACAGCGAGTCCTGATAGACCATTAAAAATAATAAGTACTAGTTCCTCTCCGATTATTGAAATTCAAGGATCAAAAGGATCTGGTTTTGAATTTGGATTTGGTATTGACTCTAATGGAGGATTTTTACAACAGAACGGAAACACAAATCTAAGGGCTTTTGTAAACGGCTCAGAACGTATGCGTATAGATAGTTCTGGTAATGTCTTAGTGGGTAAAACAACAGTTTCAGTAAACAACGATGGTATTCAATTAGAAGCAACTGGTACTTTAGGTGTTACTAGAGATGGTAATGATGTTCTTATTATGAACAGAAAAACATCTGATGGTGATATTGCTGTATTCAGAAAAGACGGAACAACAATAGCTTCTATTGGTAATTCAGGAAACAACTTAAAAATAACTTCTACTGACCAAGGTTTAGGAAATAATAGCATAACTGTATTATGTAATACATTTAGACCAGATTCAGATAATGTACCCAATCTTGGTTCATCAGGAAAAAGATTTTCTGACCTATACTTAGGTGGCAACATCTATCTCGGTGGTACAGGTAGTGCCAATGCCTTAGATGACTATGAGGAAGGTAGCTTTACTCCATCACTTGATATTGAAACAGGTGCTAATATTACAGTAAATACTATACAGGGGTATTATAGAAAAATTGGTAATTTAGTAGCTTTTACTATTTTTTGTGATTGGGATAAAACAGCGGGTTCTAATAATATGAAATTTACTGGATTGCCTTTTACTTGTAGCAATCAAACAAATCTTACTAGACAAGCTGTTGAATGGCAACAAGGTGCATATACAGACCAAGGTGCATTTTTTGGAGGTGCTGTTTTTGGCTCAAGTACAGATGTATATTTTGTGGATTCTAAATATGGAAGTTTTAATACTAATTTTGATACTAATAATGCAGGAAGGATTGCTAACACAACAGGAATACGAAGTTTTGTAAATGGAACATATTTTACAACATAAGGAGAAAAACAATGGCAATAACTAAAGAAACCGAAATCGCTAAAATAGAAGTGGTTGGTCAATACAAAGCTGTGCAAATTGCTTCGGATACAGTCATCAAAGAAGATGGTGTAGAGTTATCAAGAAGCAGACACAGAAAAGTAGTTCACCCAGACCAAGATATTACAGGCGAAGATGCAGAGGTACAGGCAGTATGTAATGCTGTTTGGACAGACGAAGTCAAAGCTGCATGGGAAACTTTTAAAGCCTCACAAGCTGAGGTCTAATAGGAGAATAGATTGACTAGTACAATCAAAGTCGATACGATACAGGACAGCGGTGGTAATACGATCATTTCCTCTGATGGAAGTGGTACGATTACCCAAACTGCCTCGATTGGTAGTTTCAGTTCAACTGGTATAGACGATAACGCCAGTTCAACTGCGATTACAATCAATAGTTCTAATCTTGTAGGTATTGGTACAAGTAGTCCAAGTTATACACTTCAAGCGGATCATCAAGGAAGTGAAAATGTGACAATCGTAGCAAAAGGATTAGCACCGGGATTTGGTTTATATGATACTACGACTAGTGCATACAATTGGGCATTATATAATTCTAATGGTGATTTTACTTTTTATAATACATTAAATACAAATGGATTTAATTCTCTGAGTGAGAAGATGAGAATTACATCTGGCGGTAATGTAGGTATTGGTACAAGTAGTCCTACACAAACATTTGAAGTTTCATCTACTCAATCTGTACCTGTAAAAATAACTCATTCAGATGGTGGAAGTTGTCTTATTTCATTTAATGATAGTTCAACCACTGATGGTACTGAAGTTCTGATAGGTGCTGAAGGTAATAATATGGTCTTTCATGCAGGTGATTTAGAACGTATGCGTATTGACAGTTCTGGCAATGTCGGTATTGGCACAAGTTCTCCAGTTAGAACTTTGCATACTTATGTATCATCTGGTAATGCTTACAATCTTTTTGAAGGTAGTTTAGGTCGTTGGGTATTTGGTCAAGTAGGTAGTACACATTGTCAAGTAGGTGGTCTATATGGCAATCATTCAGGAATAGAAATAGATACTTCAGGTAATGTAGGTATTGGTACAAGTAGTCCTAGTCAAAAATTAGACGTAGTAGGTAATATAGAAGTATCAGGTAGTATCTATCTCGGTGGTACAGGTAGTGCCAATGAATTAGATGATTACGAAGAAGGTACTTTTACTCCTACTTTAAATGTTGGAACAGCTACTACTCAATTAGGTAGTTATGTTAAAGTTGGTAATGTTTGTCATATTTTTATAAATATTGCTGATTTTAGTGATACAACAACCGCATCTAATATCACTATAACTTTACCATTTACTTCTAAAAGTGGAGATGATTATCAATCCACTGGTGCTGTTATGTATAGATATGCAGATATTCTTAATGGTTCAGGACTATCAGCATATCTAAATGATAATAGCCCTTTGTTACAAATATTTCAAAACAATACAACGGGGAATTGGAGCCAATTGCGATATAGTGAACTAAATAATGCATTAAATGCTTTTAGGATTCAATTAACATATTTTACAGCATAAGGAGTAAACAATGGCAATAACAATTACTTCTTTTTGCAATTTATAGACTTTTTCACATATAAATAGTCATAAAGGACTATTTTAATGGCAAATCCAAGCAGTAGAGAAACACTCAAACAGTATGCCTTACGAGCTCTAGGCAAACCAGTCATCGAAATCAACGTAGAGGATGATCAGTTAGAAGACAGAATTGACGAAGCATTACAGTTTTTCGCACAATATCACTATGATGGTGTGGAGAAAATGTATCTCAAATATCAAATTACTGCTGATGATATCACACGTGCCAGAGGTAATACATCAACTGTAGTCACAGATACTGCCGATAGTAGTGTTAGTGCCACATGGAAAGAAGGTAATAACTTTATTCCTGTGCCTGATAGTGTTGTTTCCATTATAGAAGTTTTTCCATTCACCGACAAATCAAATCTAAATCTTTTTGACGTACGATATCAGTTACGTCTAAATGATCTTTATGATTTCTCATCAACCAGTGTCATACATTATGATATGACCATGAGGCATTTAGATTTCTTAGATCATATTCTTGTAGGTGAAAAACCTATTCGTTTCAATCAACATAAGAACAGACTTTACATTGATATGGATTGGAATAATGATGTTGCCGCTGGTGAATATGTTCTGATTAAGTGTTGGAGAAAATTAGATCCTGCAACATTCACAGATATTTACAATGATATTCTAGTCAAAAAATATGTTACTCAATTATTTAAAAGACAATGGGGTGCCAACTTAATCAAGTTTAATCAAGTACAAATGTTAGGTGGTACAACACTCAATGGTGAAGTCATCTACACACAGGCACAAGAAGAAATAAACAAAATCGAGGAAGAGATTCGTTCATCTTTTGAAACACCAATCGATTATATGATAGGATAATCAATGCCTATTCGCAATCTATATTTTAGTCACGGTACACGATCCGAGAAATGGTTATATGAAGACTTAATGATTGAACAACTTCGTGTGTTCGGTCAAGACGTTTATTATTTACCAAGAGAGATTGTTTCACGTGATAACATTCTCAATGAAGCTGAAGTTTCTAAATTCGAATCAGCATACTCTATTGAAATGTATGTAGAAAATGTTTCTGGTTTTGAAGGTGATCAGGACATCATTGGTAAGTTTGGATTAGAAGTAAGAGATGATGTCACTTTAGTTGTTTCGAAAAGACGATTTGATATGTTAGTAGATCAAAAGTCAAACGTTCTGGCAATTGATCGACCGAAAGAAGGTGATGCCATTTACATGCCTGTCTTTAAAAAATTATTTCAAATACAGTTTGTTGAAGATGAAGATCCATATTATCAGATTGCTGATATTCCATTGTACAAATTGAAATGTACAACATTCGAATACAACCAAGAAGAATTTAATACAGACATTGCACAAATTGACGCAGTGGAAACTGCTGAATCTTTAGATACTTTAGTGTATCAAATTACTTTAGAAGATGGCACAGGCACAACAGGTTCTTTAATATTAGAAACACCGTCACTTTCACAGTTAACATTAGACGGTACTGATACATTACAATCAGATGCTGGTTCTGCTTTAGTTCTTAACTCTTATGACGGAACAAATGCAGATGAAGGTGATGATATTTTACTCGAAGATGAGTTTGGTACATATCATTATCTATTACAAGAAGATTCAGATATTACTGATACCGTAGATGAACAGGCACAAAATGCTGAGTTTACTACTGCGGCAGGACTAGATACACCGTTTGATTCGAATGATGATATCTTTGATTTCACTGAGAATAACCCATTTGGGGAACCTGATAAATAGAATTAGGAGATTTAAATATGTTTAATGATAGTTTTTACCACGAAGTTGTTCGAAAGACAGTAGTGGCGTTTGGTTCACTGTTTAACAACTTATATGTTGTACGAAAGAACAGTTCTGGTAAAGTTTTACAAAGAATGAAGGTGCCATTAGCATATGGTCCTAAACAAAAGTTTCTTGCACGATTAGATCAAGACCCAACAAGATCAGCAAATGATCCAAAGAAAACTGCAATCACATTACCTAGACTTGGTTTCGAAATGACTAGTTTATCTTATGATGCAGCTCGTAAACTCAATCGTGTACAAAAGTTTAAGAAAGTCAAAGGTGCTGATGATAAGTCAATGACATCTCAATTTATGCCTGTGCCATATAACATTGGTTTTACATTATATGCAATGGCAAGAAATTCTGATGATGCATTACAGATTGTCGAACAGATTTTACCTTACTTTCAACCAGATTATACAGTTACTTTAAATTCCATTCCTGAAATGGAAATAGTGAGAGATGTACCAATTATACTTAATGATGTTACATACGAAGATTCATATGATGGTTCTTTTACTGATAGACGTGTGATTATGTACACAATGTCTTTCACTGCAAAGAACTATCTCTATGGACCTGTTACATCATCGAAAGTGATTAAAACTGTACAAGTTGATCAGTATGCAGATATGCCAGTGAACACACCAAAGAGAGAACAGAGATATACAGTACAACCTGATCCTGTTGATGCCGATGGTGATGATAACTTTGGTTTCAATGAAACAACATCATTCTTTCAGGATGCAAAAGAATTTAATCCAGAGACTGGTGAAGATGAGTAATATATTATGTCAAATACAGATGATAAACTAAATGAAGTTTTAGAGATAGCTGAATTACCAGAAAAAGTAAAAGACGTTACTCCAAAGATTCCAAGACCAAAAGAAACAGCAGACATTGACGGTGACTACAAGTATAGTAGAGAAAATTTATATAATCTTGTTGAACGTGGGCAAGATGCGATTGATGGCATCTTAGATTTAGCACGTGAAGGTGAACACCCAAGAGCCTATGAAGTTGCAGGTCAATTGATTAAAAACGTAGGTGAAGTCACAGAGAAACTTTTAGACTTACAAGAAAAGATGAAGAAGTTAAAAGATGTGCCAAATAATGCACCAAAGAATGTAACCAATGCATTGTTTGTAGGTTCAACAACAGAATTATCAAAATTACTAAAAGGTAAAAAACTAAAAGATGAGTAACCAAGATATCTATTTAGGTAATCCCAATCTTAAAAAAGCAAATACCAAGACAGAGTTTACAAAAAAACAAATCGAAGAAATTGCAAAGTGTATGAATAATCCCATATACTTTATTGAGAATTATATTAAGATTGTTACCCTAGATAAAGGTCTTGTACCATTTGAGATGTACAACTTTCAAAAAGAAATGGTTGACACATTCCATGATAATCGTTTTGTTATTTGTAAACTACCTCGTCAGTCAGGTAAATCAACAACGATTGTTTCTTATCTAATGCATTATGTGATGTTTAATGATAATGTAAACGTGGCAATACTTGCAAACAAATCAAATACTGCTAGAGATATTCTAGGAAGATTACAACTTGCATATGAAAACTTACCTAAGTGGATGCAACAAGGTGTTCTCAATTGGAACAAAGGTTCTTTAGAATTAGAAAACAATAGTAAGATTATCGCTGCTTCGACATCATCAAGTGCAATTCGTGGTGGATCTTTTAATGTGATTTTCTTAGACGAGTTTGCTTTCGTGCCTAATAATATTGCTGAACAATTCTTTAGTTCAGTTTATCCTACAATTTCTTCTGGTAAAAGTTCTAAAGTAATGATTGTTTCTACACCACATGGTATGAACATGTACTACAAATTATGGAATGATTCTGTGAATGGTAATAATAGTTTTAAAAATATTGAAGTGCATTGGTCAGAGATACCAGGACGTGATGAGAAGTGGAAAGAAGAAACAATTAAGAATACAAGTGAATCACAATTTAGAACAGAGTTTGAATGTGAGTTTCTAGGTTCTGTTGACACTTTAATCAGTGCATCTAAACTCAGAATGTTATCACACAATCATCCTATTCGTTCTCGTGCTGGATTAGATGTGTTTGAAGAAGTAAAAAAAGATCATCACTATTGTGTCACTGTTGACGTTGCACGTGGTGATCTCAATGACTATTCAGCGTTTGTTGTCTTTGATACCACACAGATGCC